TGCACCTACAACAGGTGCTGCTGGTACAAAGCAAGACATCGTTGTAACTGCAACAGATGCATTTGGAAACAAGGTATCTGGTAAGTCAATTACAGCAACTGTATTTGCTTCAACAGCAGTTATGGATACAGCAACAGTAACAACTGGTGCTACACTAACAGATTTTGGAACAGCAACCTTTAAGGCTACTCTTCCAACAACAGGAACACGCTCACTAATTACTTTTGCACCAACAACATCATCAGATGCAGTTGCAGCAGCAGTAGTTGGTTTGACTGCTCCAACACTTGCTCCATTCGCAGAGATTTCAGTTCGTGATCTAGTATCAGAACTTGCTGCTGAAAAGGCTGCACTTGCTGCTGAAAAGGCTGCACTTGCTGCTGAAAAGGCTGCACACGCTTCAACAAAGGCTCAACTAGAGGCAGAGGTTAAGGCAAAGTCTGAACTAGCAGCAAGCCTAGCAAAGGCTAATGCTGACCTAGTAAAGGCAACAGCAGAAGCAACTGATGCAAAGAAGGCAGAAGAAAGTGCTCTAAAGGCACTTGCAGAAGCAGGCGTTGCTGCAGATAAGATTCTTGCACAGTTCAAGTTGGACTTGGAAGCAGCGAATGCTTCACTTGCAGCAGTTACTGCAGAACTTGCAGAACTAAAGGCTTCACATGCTAAGGCACTTGCTGATCTAAAGGCTACATCAGATAAGGCAATTGCAGATGCAAAGGCTGCTGCAGATAAGGCAGTTGCAGATGCTGTAGCAACAGAGAAGGTGGCGGGTGCAAAGGCACTTGCAGATGCAAAGACTGCATCAGATGCTGCTCTTCTTGCTAAGGATGCACAGATTGCTAAGTTGACTGCAGATAATGCTGCAGCGATTAAGTCTATGAAGGCTGCATTTAACAAGTTGGCTACTCAGTGGAACAAGAAGAATCCACGAGCAAAGGTCGCTCTGATTAAGTAATTAATCCAACACTAAAGGGGTTGCCAATAATGGTAGCCCCTTTTTTGTGCAATAAAATGATATAATAACCCTATCAGACATCTCGTCTGCAAGGGGGAAAGGTAAATTAAAAGACTAATACGCATATTATCAGCCACACTTTTAGCGTTTGGCTGGCTTATTACCTCCCCAGAAGGTGCACACTCTGATGATCCACTCACAGTTGCAGCCCAAGAAATACAGGAACTTAACGATAGCGTAGATGACCTTGGCTACCAAGATGACCTTATAGATCTTATAGACATAGCAGAAAATAAGTTTACCTATGCCAAAAATGCGATGGAACTTAGAGACGATGCCAATGATTCCTATGATGATGCAGTAGAGTCAGAAGCCACAGCATTAGAAGCAAAGAACCTTGCTCAGTCAAATGTGGATGGACAGACAGCAACAGTAGCCCTTGCTCTTGAGAATAGGAACAATGCCTTTCAAGACAAGAATGATGCACAGGATGCACTTAATATAGCCAACCTTAATCTTCAAACCACACAGTCTAATATGCAGGCTGCTGGAGGAACAGGTTTGGCATACACTGTTTATACTCTTGTTAGACAAGGTAATGTTGCTACCCCAGGATCTGTGCTTTGTTCTGGCACCTGGAACTCAAGCCACATGCAACTACCAGTTTGTGGTAACAGATACGAAAACTTTATAGTTAAGTTCACTGGTCAAATAACAGTACCGTCTTGGTTCACATCAACATATTTTGCAGGATATACAGATGATGGATTTAGAATGTATGTAGACGGAAATCTTGCAATAGATCAATGGATAGAGCAAGGAACTACTTGGAGCGATTATTCACCAGTATATGATGTTAGCGAAGACAAAACATTGAGTGTAGAGATTTGGTGGTATAACGGAGGAGGCCCAGGATCTTATCATCTTGGATGGGCAATTCCTGGAGGCTGGACTGGAGCAGGATGCGACTATGCTGGAGATCCACGAGTATGGGGACAAAACTTTAGTTGTAATCTTAATACATTTTCTTCTGGCTCAGGACCAACACAGGAACAGATAGATGCATATGACGCAGCACTTGCAGCAAAGGATATAGCACAAACAAATTATAATAACAAGTTAGCGGTATACAATGACAAACTAAGCGTATACAACTCTGAGAATGCAACACTGTCATCAATGAATCAGGTTTTGCAAACTAAGACACAGGAACATATTGATGCCGTTGCAGATACAGAAGATGCTTTAGAGTTAAAGAATAGCAAAATACAAATATATAATCAATCAATAACTGATTTAAATAATGCTATTGATGATGCATGGCGTTACTATGATGAGCAACTACAAAGAGAAATTCAGTCTGCCATTGCTCAAGCAGCAGCCAACGCTGCAGCCAATCAGCCTACTCCAGAACCAACTCCAGAACCTTCTTCAGAGCCAACTGAAGAACCAACTGAAGAACCAAGCCCAGAACCTTCACCAGAGCCTACAGATGAACCAACTGAAGAGCCTACAGAAGAGCCTACAGAGGAACCTAGCCCTGAACCAACAGAAGAGCCAACTCCAACTCCAACTCCAAAGCCTACAGAGGAAACAAAGCCTACTCCTACGCCAAAGCCATCCCCAAAGCCTACAGAGGAACCTACGGAGGAACCTACAGAGGAGCCAACTTCTGAACCTACAGTAGAACCTACACCAGATCCAGAACCAACTACAGAACCAACTACCGAGCCTACTGAAGAACCCACAGAAGAGCCTGCTCCTGAACCTTCGCCAGAACCAGGACCAGAACCTGATCCTGAAGAAAACCCGTGGACTGAGCCAGATGTAGAAGTTAAAGATGAGGTTTTAGCAGAACTTATTCCTGAAAAGGGTACAGGAACAGCAGAAGATTTATCTGGAGTTATTGCTAACCTTACAAGCAAGGACAACAAATTAGTTACACTTTCTGCTGAACAAGTCACAGCAGTAAGTCAAACTCTTAAAGCATTGACGCAAGAAGCAAAAGTAGAAGTTGCAGAAGACCTTGGTATTAAGCCGTCAGAAGTTGCAGAGATTGCTGAGCAGATGAAGTCTAACCCAGCACTTGCTGAAGCATTTGTTGAGTTTACTGACAGAGCAGAATCAGCAGGGGATACACCAATGCCATTTACATTAGCAGATGCAGTAACAGAAGTACAAACAGAAGCATTTTTAGCAGACCCAATTGGAGCAGTACTTGAGGTGGACGTAGCAGAATTACTATCTAATTTCTCTGAATTAGGTAGCGATATGACAGATGATCAGAGAGAGAAAGCCCAAGAAGTCATTATTCCAGTAATCATTGTTTCACAGATTGCCAACATGATGATTGGGATGAGGAGGTAAGAATGAAAATAATAAAAAAGGTTGTGAAGGGATTCTTCACATGGCTTAAAGATGCAGGTTTGGAAATAATTGCTCAAGCATTTACCCTCCTTGGCTTCTTTATTGCTTGGTTAACATTAACAGGATCAGCCAGAGATATTGTTGGTATTGCTGTATTAGCAGTCACAGTGGTTTGGTTAATAACAATCCCCCTAAGAAAGGAGGACTAAAATGAAAGATAAATTAATGTGGGTAATTACCCTTGGAATACTTGGTTTTATTGGCTTAGTAGTTGTTGGTGAATATGCCTCAATGCTTATGCAGCAATCTTCAACAGGAGAAAAATATGGAACCAATGAAGATGCTATCGCTTTAGTTCAAAATGCCTTAGTAGGTCTAATTGGAATTATTGGCGGATATTTCGCTGGGAAAGGAGATAAATAATGGCAACTAAGAAAGTAGTAGTGGCTCCCAAGAAGGAGCACCCACAGAAGGCTCTCCCAAATGTCTTGATGCGTATCGTAGCAGTATTTGCTGCTTCTGGCCTATCAGTACTTGGTGCTGGAGCAGTAGTAGGAATTGACACAATTCAGGCAGTAATGCTTGCAGGTCTATTAGGCGTAGCAACAGTCGTTGAAAGACTGGCAAGGGCTTTTTTGGACGATGGCAAACTTACAATCGCAGAAATAAATGATGCATTTAAGACTGTAGACAAAAAGGCTAATTAGTCATTGTAGGTTATAGTTGACAGCCCTCTCTGGGTAATGGTATACTTGAGTATCACCTATCTGGAGAGGGCTTTGTCATGACTTGTATTGTTGCTTTACGCCATGAAGAAAAAGTTTATATGGCTGGAGATCGTGGAGCATCAGATGATGGAGTTATTCTTTCACTTGAATCACCAAAGGTTTGGAAGACTGGCCCATATTTAATTGGATACGCTGGCTCAATGGACGGGGATAGAATTAGACATAATTTTAAACCAACAGCACCTAACATTAAAGATACAGATAAGTTTATGCACACAAGGTTTATTAAAGAACTTCGTGAGTTTTATAACGAGTTCTGGATTGATACTTCTAAAGACGGAGAACTAAGTTTGATTATTGGCATTCGTGGAGAAATCTATGAGCACAGTTCTGGAGATATGTCTTTATCTAAGTATTCAGTTCCATATATTTCTATTGGCTCTGGATCAGAATATGCTTACGGAGTTATGTATGCAACAGACAAACAAAAAAATGCAAGGAATAGAGTAGTTCAGGCAGTAAATGCAGCAATTAAATTTAACCCATCTTGTATGGGCCCAGTTGATGTGGTTAGCCTATAGTGATAGATATAAAACTTCTTCATGACTGTGGGTTTTCAGATGTTAAACAACTTGAAGATAACATATTTTGCATTCCAAATTTTTTATCAAAAGAAGAAGTTGATATATTTTTAAATATTATAAATGGGCTGGAAGATAAAGATTGGAATAAGTTAAATCACCTTCAAGATCCAGACTGGGAGGATAAATTTTATGAGTATAAGGATGAATTAGTGTCTCATAAGATAAGAGGAAAACTTGACAAACTACTATCTAAAATTCCTAGGTCTGAAGTTTATGGGTTTGGCAGGATTTTGAGGCAAAGGCCTAAAGACAATATGGTGCCACATGTAGATGCAACATATGATGAGGCTAGTAAACTAAATAGAGATTATGCATCTATTATTTATTTAAATGATGACTATGAAGGTGGAGAACTTTCATACATCAACCTTAATATTGTTACTAAACCTCCTGCTGGCTCACTGATGATATTTAAAACTGGCAGCAAATACTTGCATGAAGTAAAGATGGTTTCTGGAGATAAGACAAGATACTGCCTTCCTGCTTGGATATTTTCTTTACCAGTTGACAAAGAATAGATTGTTCGGTATACTTAATATATGAACGAAGAATTTGAAGAGATCCTAAAGGACATTCAGAACATAGAGTCAGACTTTGATGAGTTTGAAATCTGGCTTGATAATGGAATTCAGCGGGGATGGATAACAGAACCATTCTGCAATACTCATGAGGGAGATCCCTACATGACAGAAGAAGAACAGCAAGAGTGGGAAGAAGGCGGAGACCCATGCCAAGTAGTTTTAAAAATCAAACAATAAACAACAAGGAGAAAACAATGAAAAAAGTACTACTCGCACTACTATCTATTGCACTTGCTTTTACAGCAATGCAGCCATCACAGGCACAAGATCAGAAAGTCCTAGCAATTATTGATACTGCTATTGATTCAAAGCAGTTCCCGCAGATTATTCACGAAGTATGCTTTAATACACACACACCAACTTGTCCAAATGGAAGTAAGTTTATGGAAGGTATAGGCGCTGCAAACTTATCTGTATGGCCAAAACCAAATGTATCTGGTGCTTGGCATGGCGACTGGATGGTAAAGGGAGCACTAAAGGCTGATCCTACAGTTAAGATTGTATTTATTCGATACGTTGAGGTCACTGGCTCTAACACATACCGCAATGATGCTTTGTCTTTGGTAAATGCAATTGATTGGGTATCAAAGAACGCAGAAAAATATAGCATTGATGCTTTATCAATTAGCCAATCTAACACTAACCTACCATCTTGGTGCACAGGAAACAATGTAACGGTTAATGCAGTTGCATTATTAAATAGTAAGAATGTTCCAGTTTTTGCTGCAACAGGAAATAACGCAAGAGCAGATGTTGTTGGATTCCCATCATGCGTTAGTGGAGTAATTGGCGTTGGTGCTCTAACACCAAGTAGAACTAGTTTTGAAAAATCAACAAACGGACAATCAAAGACTAATCCTGGTATTGATATTGCTACTTTTGGAGCAGTAGAAATCCATATGGGAAATAATCTTAACGCTAAGTTTAATCTTGCTGGGTCTTCAGGAGCAAGTGTGGCTTCAGCAACAAAATACTTAAAAAATAACACATTCAAAACTTTTCAAGAGTATTTGAGTGCTCTTCCAAAGATTACAATTAATACGGTAACATATAGTTCAAACTAATTATAAGTCCTGGGCATGACTAAAACTGCCTACCTTGCCCTATAACTCAGATGGTAGAGTGCCGAACTGTTAATTCGGATGTCCCTGGATCGAGGCCAGGTGGGGCAGCATGATATAATTATATAAAGATTCCTAAAGGAGGATATCATGGCAGCAAAAGGTAGTCTAGACGCAATCATTGAGGTTGCAAAGAAAGAGTTGGGCACAATTGAAGGCCCTAAAGATAATGAAACAAAGTACGGTGCATGGATTAAGGTTAACTTCCAACCATGGTGCCAGTCATTCGTTTCTTGGTGTGCATTTACTGCGGGAGTAAAATCATTCCCTAAGTCTGCATCAACAGTTCAAGCAGCAGACTGGTTTAAGAAGAATGAGCGTTGGTCAGATGCTCGTAATGATGATCCAACTCCTGGAGACTGGATCTATTTTGATTTCCCAGATGATGGCGTAAATCGTATTTCACATGTTGGTCTTTGTATTAAGAACAATGGCGACGGAACAATTCAAGTTATTGAAGGAAACACTTCAGGAACTGCAAAGGGAGACCAGCGCAATGGCGGAATGTGCGTAGAGAAGACTCGTGCATATGTAAAGAACAACAAGAAGAAGTTAGTAAATGCTGTGGTTGGTTGGGGTCGTCCAGTTTATACTGGAGAAGAGAATGCTCCACTACTAAACAAGTTAGCAGTAACACCTGTTAAGACTACAACTGCAGATGCTGCAAAGAAATCAGCAAAGCCAGCAGTAAAAAAGTCTTCTGGTGGCGGAGGAAAGGGCTCAGTGGCCCTATAATGGAATCAAAAAAGAGAAGTTCTATTAAGGCAATAAGTTATACCGCATTTCACGTAGGCGTTGCTAGTTTGCTATTTTCTTATTTAATATATATCATTACTGGTAAATGGGAAAATGAATACTTAGAGCCTATAACTATAGGATTCCTTGTATACGTTGGCTGGGAAATTATTGGATATTTTATATTTGAAAGAATTTGGAACAATCGTTGGCTTAGGAGAATCAAGTAATGCGTATTAAGATTATTAGGTTTGTTGTCAAGGCTTTAGGCTATGAGTGGTCTGGAGATGAACTCAAACTGCCAGTTTGGTATGTAAAAGAAAAGAAAAAGAAGTAAGTTTATGCCAGCATATGAGTATGACTGCATGGTTTGTGCTGTAAGATACACAAAAATTCGTGGAATATCTGAAGATGATCCAGGATATCAATGTGAGACTTGCAATAAGTCTTTAGTTCGTGTATACTCTAATATAGGAGCAGTATTCAACGGTAGTGGATTTTATTCCACTGATAACAGAAAGCGGTAGTATACTTATGAGTATCATGACTAACATATTGGCAAAAGAAGAAGTCCAGGAATGGACCCTTAGTCCACTAGATAGGTGTGACAGATGTAATGCAGAAGCACTTGTAAAAGTTACGGGATTGTCTGGAGAACTAATGTTCTGTGGTCATCACTACAATAAGATCATGTCTATTCCAGACGGCTATAACAGCATGATGGCATTTATGGTTAGCATTGTTGATGAGCGAGAAAAACTTATTGAAAATAGAGCAAAGGGAAAAGATTACTAATGATTATTCAGATTATTGGCCTACCTGGTTCTGGTAAAACAGAATTAGCAAAGGCTCTAAAAGAGCGTATTAATGCTATACATCTTAATGCAGATGAGGTTCGTGCAACCGTAAATTCAGATCTTGGTTTTACACCAGAGGATCGACTTGAACAAGCACGACGCATGGGAGAGATGGCAAGACTTATCTCTAAGCAGGGAGTAGCACCAGTAATCGTTGACTTTGTTTGCCCAACAGACCTTACTCGTGCAGCATTCGGTAAGCCTGACATATTAGTATTTATGGACACCCTTGCTGAAGGTCGTTTTGAAGACACAAATAAAATGTTTGAACGACCAACAGAGTTTGATGTCTCATTTATTAGTCACAACTTAGATGCAGAAGCAAAAGCATCTCACATCATTGATAAGTTTAGTCTTCACGATTGGTCTGCACCTACAACACTAATGCTGGGTAGGTACCAGCCTTGGCACGAAGGCCACCACGCCCTTTATAAGGAGGCTGGCAAGAGAACTGACCAAGTACTTCTTGGAGTCCGTAATACCTACAATACAAGTGAGAAAGATCCACTTAAGTTTGATCAGGTAAAAGAATATATTGCCAAGGATGAATTTATGGATGGCGCATTAGTACTAAGACTACCTAACATTACCAACATTGTATACGGTAGAGATGTAGGATATAAAATTGAACAAGTGGATTTGGGGGCAGACATTCATGCTATTTCGGCTACGCAAAAACGTAAAGAAATGGGCATCTAAAGTCTGGAACTTCATTACTAAGCCAAGCAATATTGGGTGGCCGTCATGAATGTAACCAAACAAAGATCAGCATTAAAAGCAATTACTTGGCGTATAATTGGAACAGCAGATACATTTGCTATTGCTTGGCTTATAACCAAAGAGCCAGTTACAGCAGGTGCAATCGCAAGTTTCGAGGTAGTTACAAAAACAATCCTTTATTACTTCCATGAGCGTGGTTGGAATAAAGTTAAATGGGGGAGAAAGTAATGTTTGAATATTATGTAAAGAAAGTAACAAAGGTCGTTGATGGAGATACCATTGATGTCGAAATTGATTTAGGGTTTGACATTTCTTTTACTTCAAGAGTCAGACTGGCTGGTATTGATACGCCTGAGTCTCGCACTACAGACAAGGCTGAAAAGGCTTTAGGACTGGAAGCAAAGGCTTATTTGAAGGCTGCTATCGACAGTGCTAAGTCTGTTGTAATTAAGACTGAGAAGATGAACTCATCTGAAAAGTTTGGTCGTATTCTTGGTTGGGTTTATCTTGATGGAGACACCGTTTCTATTAATGATAAGATGATCAATGATGGACATGCTTGGGGATACTTAGGTGACACCAAGGTCAAAGATTTTGATGCTCTTGCAAAGGCTAGAAAAAAGTCTGGTAAGTAACATGGGCCTTCAAGAAGAAGCAATGCTAGAGCATTTAATGCTTCAGGGTGCTGTAGAATTCCAGGGAATTGATGATGCCACTGGCGAGATGATGTATGGTATTACAGACAAGATGAAGGAAGTAAGTCCAGAAATCTACAATCAATTAAAAGACCAATATGAAAATCATATGTTTCAGTTAATTGATCAAGGCCCAACAAGAATGACTTGGAAAGTTAAAGTATGAATTCCGAAGACGAAGAGATAGAAAGACTTATACTTTTTGGAGCACTTGAACCAGCAGGAATAGACGAAGAAACTGGAGAGTTTTTATATAACTTTACAGACAAACTTGCCAAGGTAAATCCAGAACTACATAAAGATGTTTCTTTACATTTTTATAATGAGACTATGTATCTTTGGAGTCATGGCTTTCTTGATATGGACATAACATCTTCAAACCCAATAATAAACCTGGGTCCAAAAGCCTTTGATCCCCAAGCGGTCAACCTGTTAGAAAAAAATAAAAGGCTAGTTTTTGAAGAAATTAGCAGAGTTCTTTCAGAAAAAAAGTGATACAATGAATATTGGGAGTATCTATGAATAATTGGTATGGCGCTGCTGGATTAACTATAACTATGTTATTAGTTTTAGGCACATATCTTCTTGCATCAAGGCCAAAGAATAGAACTCAAATAGTAAGCCAGTCTATGCTTCTATATAGATATAGCGCTGGCAAAAAATATTCAAGAAAAATAATTTCAAAAACACAGTCAAAAAATCATTATGACAAAACAAATATCAAGGTAATTATTGTCGATAATAATGCTTATTGGATTAAAGATAATATTTTTTATAAAGCACCTTTGGTGGATCAGTTGATTGATAAAGACTCTGCAGAACAAGTTGACACAATAAGTATGGATAAGGTACAATTAGATAAGATGCTTTTTATAATGGACAAACTAAGAGAAGGGATTAACGATGATAGTAGGGGTTCAAGGGACAAGTAGTTTTAACAACTATAATATCTTCTTAAGATCAATGGCTGTTGCCCTTTCTGAGTTAAGAAAAGAAGACAATAACTTTTATATCTATTCTGCAGGTCCAAACAACATAAACCTTATGGCGATGGAGTTTGTTAACTTGTCTGAACGAGGAATGAAATCGAGAGGAAAGTCTATAAAGTTTTTTAAGGTTACTCAAGAATGGCTAGAAGAAAACATCAAAGATGTTAACCATTTTGCATTTCTGTCTAATCCGAAAGAACCTGTTTCAAAAATTGTTCACTCATCAAAACTAAATAATATAAATACAAACGTATACACATTTTAAGTTTGTATACATCAACTGTGCAAAGCACACAAGAGAACGGAACACAATGAAAATAATCAATTCTTTAGATACTATGGAATCAATAGTAAAGAATAATAGACAACTGTCTTGGGATGGTTGGACAGTAGTTGAGACCTTTCCATCAGAGAAAGCATACTACTCTAAGTTTGGCATTTACAAAAATGACAAGTGGCAGATGAAAAAGGAGTTTGTCCCTTCTAGTTTAGGATGGGAAATTCCAGACAAGTATGTGAAATAAATGAACAAGCATAAGTGGAAAGACGAAGCAGTTTGTTTAGATTACGATACAAATTTATTTTTTGATAAATATGAAGAAGACGAGTTGCTTAGGCCAGCAATAGATGCACTGTGCTCTTCATGTTCAGTAAGAAAAGAATGTTTTTCTGTTGGCATATCTGGTAAAGAGTGGGGTGTTTGGGGCGGTGTGTATTTAGAAAATGGAGAAGTCTCTAAAGAATTTTCTAGCCACAAGAGTAAAGTTGATTGGGGCAAGACATGGCAATCTTTAACAATGGAGTAATATGTATACTGACGAAATGAAAAGAGCCTTTAGGTCTGTTTCTTGTCCTAAAAATTTTTCTTTGCAGATCATAGACAATGATCATTTTTTAACTGTTAAGGCTAAAGAAAAAGACTTTATGTCTTTGGAAACAGTTGAAATGAAAAAGGAAGCAATAGAATATATGATTCGGGTAAAGAAAGCATTAGAGGACAACGGCGCTATAGTTCTTCTGGTTAGAGAAGGTGGTAAAGAGTTATGATAGAGTCAATTCTTGTTGGTGTCCTGTCATTCTTAGTCTTGCTGTTTTTATCTTTATATATGCTACAAAGAAAAACAAATCGTCAGATTCTTGCTAATACAATTAATCTTTTAATAATGCAGCAAGCCAGCAATGATGAAAATAAAACAGATCAAGAAAAAGCCAACGAGGATTTTTTAAAATTTGTTTCAGATTCTAGAGACTGGGCTTATCAATACATAGAAGATTTCCAAACATCATTAAACAAATTTATTAATGATATTGAGCCTGAAATTGCCTATTTTGACGAGTATGGGATAGTGGGATCAGCATTCCCGCACTACCACTCAATGAAGAAAATTTCTGGGGCATACAAAGAACTAAAGAAACTGTTACCAGAAGACTATGATAGAATAGTGTAATGATCGTCCTTAAGCACACCAAGAATCTTAACTTATTCATATGTGAAGAAGAGTTGTGCGAGGATGAAAGTACACAGGTTTGGGCAAGTTCTGAAAGCAGAATTGTTGACCTGTGTGATTTACACTATAGTCAAGCAATAAATTCCTAGGAGGAAAATTATGAATCAACAAATCAAAAACGCACTAGCGTCATACGGAAGATCAGTACTTGGAGCAGCAACAGCAATGTATGCTTCTGGTGTAACAGATCCACAGACACTGGCATACTCACTACTTGGTGCACTTGTGCCAGTGATCTTGAGAGCAGCCAACCCTTCTGATCCAGCATTTGGAAAGATGCCTTCAGTAGATGAGGTAGACAAGGCAGTTAAGGCTGCTAAGGTTGTCAAGAAGGCTCCTGCAAAGAAAGCAGCAGCAAAGAAGTAAGTAATTAGATTAGCAGGCTAGGGTAGTTGACTAGCCTGCTTTTCTATGCTATAATATTTATGCCTGCCCAAATGGGGGGTAAATTAATTTATTCGCTTGAAAGGGGAATAACATGGTAAAAACAGCACTGGATCTTTTTAATGATCCATTCTTCAACACCTTCTCAAATTTTCAGAAGGTAACAACAGCAACAAACTATCCACCTTATAATCAGATCAAATTAAATAATACAGAGTATATTCTGTCATTTGCTTTGGCTGGTTTTTCTAAGGATGATGTCTCAGTATCGCTAGACAATCGCAAACTTACAATCAAGGGCGAAAAGCAGGACACTGAGTTGCCAGAGGGAGCAGAGTATCTACACAAGGGCATCGCAACCCGTAAGTTTACAGATATCTTCACCCTTCCTGAGTTTGTTGAGGTTATTGGGGCTGAATTCAAAGACGGTATCTTAGATGTCAGACTTGAAAAGCAGATCCCAGAAGACAAACTTCCAAAGACTATTGAAATTCAATAGTATAATGGATAACATTCCGCTATGAGACTTTAAAAGGTTTTACAACGGATGCTCTTATGAGAAGAGAGTTAGCAGGAGTTGAATCTTCGTGGCTAATAGACCTGAGCAGTCGTCTATAAACTGCTCATTATTCATCTAAATTTAATTCTTAGTTTACCAATTATAACAAAACTTTATACTCTTGTCCTATATACTGTAATTATGAAATTTAAATTCATTGCTTTACCAATAGCATTAGCCATATTCGCTAATGCTTTTTTTATTACTAACTCATACGCTTATAACCTTCAAGGTGCTGGATCCACATTTGCTGCTACTTTTATAGACAGATGTAGGGTTGATTTTGCTAAGACTACTGGAGATTCTGTTGTGTATACCGCTTCAGGTTCTGGGGCTGGAAAGAACATGTTTGCAAATGGTATTACAGATTTTGCAATGTCTGATGTCCCATATTCAGCAACCGAAGGAAAGCCCTCTAAAGAATTTGTATACGTTCCATTGGTGGCAGGTCCAGTTGGAATTATTTATCGTTTAGACAAGTACACTTCAACAATTAGAATGAGCACAGATACTCTTGCAAAAATTTTTGCAGGACAAATAACTACATGGAACGATCCACAAATTGTTTCTGAAAATATACACAATGGTAGAACTCCAAAGATTCCAGCAACAAAAATTAAAGTGGTTTATAGAATAGACGGATCTGGAACCTCAGAAGTATTTACTTCATATTTAAATGCAGTTGAGCCAAAGATCTGGACAAAGTCAGGAAACAAAAATTTTAATGCAGCCTTTCCTGGAGACATCAATAAATCTTTTATGTCATCAGCATCTGGATCGCAGGGAGTTGCAATGATTCAAACAACAACTAACGGGTCTATTGGATACAACGAAATATCTTATGCACGAGGACTAAAGACTGCTTCAATTCAAAACAAAGCAGGATCTTTTATGCAGCCAACTGTGAGTGCAGCATCAGTATTTTTAAAAGATTTTGCTCCAGAACCTAACGGGGTAGTAAAGGTTAACTATAACAATCCTAATAGATTTGCATACAACATATCTACCTTTACATACGGAATAGCATCAAAACAAAAGAGTGAGGCCAACGATTCAGTAAAAAAGTTCTTTAACTATATGATTGATGTTTGTGGAAAGAAAGCCAAAGACCTTGGCTACTCTCCAATTTCTGGATCAATGTTAAAGTTTTCTAAGGCAAGGATCTCAGAAGTAGGGTCAAAGTAGTAGTATAATAGAAGTGTCCCACACAGGACCTTAGTGATGGATTAGTTACCCATTGGATAGAGACCGTGGCGCAAGTCAGGTGAATTGCCTGTGTGGGGCCTAATATTTTGCGGTATAATAATATCAATGACTGACAAAGAGTTAGACCATTATAATAAGCAGCAGTATAAGAAGATGCTTGCCAAGATAAAAGAGGATTCTGGCTGTGTAGACTGTGGAATCAATAATCATATTATCTTAGATTTCGATCACATAAGAGACAAGAAATACAATGTGTCAAGGATGATCCATGATGGTTTTTCATGGAAGGCTATAAAGAAAGAGATCGAAAAGTGTGAGGTGGTTTGTGCCAACTGCCACAGAATAAGGACCCATAACAGGCTAAACGGCATGATATAATAATCATATGCTAAAAGAAGGCGACTTTGTTATGGGATCAACCTCTGAGGGGGTTGTGCATGGCGTTATAGAGCACATTATGACTGAGGGTGGGATACTTGGTACACCTGGATCAGAATATGCTTTGGTTTCAATGCCACCAGAAAACCCAGCAATGTCAGTTAGAATACACAAAGAAGAAAACGGTACATGGAAGCCAACAGCATACAGTATTGGCATGATGTACAAGGATGCTGAAAAAGCAGATATAGATAATCACACAATGGATTCAGAAACAGCAATGGCAATGTACGATTCACAGATGGGCAAGTCGTATAACGAAGAAGAAGAAAAGATTAAAAAAGAATACGAGGGTTGCGGATGCCCTATGTGTAAAGAACTAAATGTTACATGCGAAGAGTGCCCACAGTGCCAGGCTGGAGAAATGAAATCAGATTGCTGTGCTAATGTAAATAAGCAAGCACCTTGCTGGGATGGATATGTACAGCGTGGCATGAAACCAGGAGCAAATGGTAGACCAGTTCCTAACTGTGTGCCTGCTGCAAAAGCAGATGACCTATGGGAAGACGATGATACAGTTGAATACGAAACAGATTCAGTATCAAAGGCCGAAGGGTACTCACCACCAGCAGGAGCAAGATCTGCTGCACGTAGAGCAATTAAGTTTAAGGAAGATGGTAAAGCAACTGGTGCAGGAACTGCAGTTGGTTGGACTCGTGCAGGGCAGTTAGCAAGAGGAGAAACTATCTCTCTCAGTACTGTTAAGAGAATGTTCTCGTACTTCTCACGCCATGAAGTAGACAAGAAGGGTAAAGACTGGGGCAACTCAGCAAACCCCTCTAACGGATACATTATGTGGTTAGCATGGGGTGGAGATGCAGGTTTCTCATGGTCAAGAGGAATTGTTAATCGTGAAAAAGATAAGGCATTATTTGCTGACTTTGGTAAGGATTATACAAAGGTACAAACAGAAAGACACTCACTATAATGCCAAAGAAAAAATCATCAGCGTTTAATCCAATTCAGATCAAAGATGGTTGGATTGTTAGACTGTATAAAGATGGTCGCATCAAGTCTAAGATTGCACCGTACGAAGTAAAGCATCCTAAAAAGTAATCAGTCACCTATGTTGTAGATATACTGGTTTTTACCAGCCTCTTCAATAGACTTCTCAACATCCCAACCATATACAAAAGAGTCATCTTCGTTTAATGCTGCACCAATCATATCTAAGGTCCATACTCTAGCAAAGTCTATATCTTTTGTTATGCTTGGATACTCAGATTTTGTGCCAAAGTATGAATCATGTACTAACATAGACTGTTTTGCTCTAGGATAGATCATATCTCTTAAAAAATCTTGATCACATCCAAAGTTTCCATTAACTGGATAACTAGATATTAGACTATGTATGTCTGCAACATTCTCTCCCTTTACAGAAAAACATCCAGCAAGCATTTCTATATTATGACCAACTGGATGATCTTTTACTATATGAAAGTTAAGTCCAGACTCTACAAACTCTTGATGAGCATATAAATCTCTTAGGCTTAGCCTAGCATCCGCATCCTTTACAAGTACATAGTCTGCGCCTTCTGCAAAGGCATGAAATCTCCAAAACATAGCACTTGAATCTTCTGCTCCAGACATTCTAAGTATCTCTACATTTTCAAAAAGTGACAGTGTTTGTACACACCAATCTGGAACAGAAGCACCAACATAAAAGAATAGAATAAAGTCTTTCATTATTCTTTGAGCAATGATGGCATTTTTAATAGCACCAATAAGATACTTTGGGTTACTACCATAAAGAGAATAAGATATTATTTGCTTCATATTTTCTTTCTTTTAGGTATAAACTAAAAAAGTTAGGAGGGTGTGGTGTTGCAACATAGGCTATAAATGTTTCCCGACAAATATAGGCTAACCACACCCTTACTACTATTATAGCATCTTACCTACATATTGTAAAGTTGTATTCTTTTTCCCATTTAATAATGTCAGTTTCATCATTAAGTAGTGGCTGTCCTTTTATATTTAAACTAGTATTTAGTAAAACTGGTACTCCAGTTTCAAGATAAAACCTATTTAAAACCCTATATAGACCACGATGCTGATCCCTATTAACCGTCTGAACTCTTGATGTTCCATCAGCATGAACAACCGACGGTATCTTACCTGGCTGAATACATTTAACTGTATACTGCATATAAGGGCTTGCAAAGTCCATATCAAACCATTTAGACGCACACTCTTCTAGGACTACTGGAGCAAATGGTCTAAACAACTCTCTTTGTTTGATTAAATTAACTTTGTCTTTAATTAGTGGATCCCTTGGATCTGCAAGAATGCTTCTGTTGCCCAATGCTCTTGGACCGTATTCTGCTCTACCTGTTGCTACTGCTACGATTCCATCTTTAAATATACCGTCCACAATTTGCTGAACAGGATACTCTCCTCCAAGATCATAACCAAGATATGGAGTCTTCCAGTCAAGGTGTTTTCCGTATAAGGCTGCTGCTGCACCTAAAGAACTACCAGCATCTCCAGGGTTAGGCATGATCCAAATCATATCAAATATATTCCATAGCAGTGTATTTGCTGAAGAGTTAAGTGCACACCCACCCATAAAAACTAAATTCTTTTTTCCAGTAATCGAGTATGCCATATGCATAAACTCGTTAAGTCTTTGCTCATAAACAAATTGAACCGCTGCTGCAATATCAAACTTATCTTGCTCTGATTCTATAGAACCCCAATCAGTTATTCCCTTATGAAAGTTATATTTTTGCTTATTTGTATTTGGAAAGTATTCATTTACTTTTCTGTAATGTTTGGTCCAGTCTCCATAAGCAGCCATGCCCATCATGATGTACTCTTCTTGATTGGGCATAAGTCCAATTAGTTGTGTAAATGCAGAGTAGAACAAACCAAAACTAACTGGATAGTTTTGTTTATACTTTAGTTTAATTCTTTCTCCTTCACCAACCCAAATTGTTGAGGTATTAAATTCACCAATTGCATCGAGAACAACAATGCATGCATCGCTAAAAGCACTTGTATAGTAACCTGCTGATGCATGAGAATAGTGGTGACCAAAGTTTTTTCTTGGCAAATCTCCAAGTTCTGTTGTTTCAAACCATGGTTTGTCGCCACCAAACCCACCTCTAGTCTTTACTCTAAGTTTCTTAAGTAAAGGCTTTTCATAGTATGCTATTTGATCTGGATACCCATACTGCAATGCATCTTTAATTAATTCTTTATTAGTAAACCAGTCATTTTTTTGTTTGCTATATCTTTCTGAATGACCTGCAAAAAGTATTTCTCCATTCTTGATTAAGGATACAGATGCGTCATGAGTAGTTTCATTTATGCCAAGAATTATCATTTTATTAGTTCTTTATAAAATTCTTCTGCAATGTGTATATGTTTGTGAACCCCACAGTGTGCATGCTCTGGTCCGCTTTCTATATCTTGTCCTGAACCAAAATATTTATTATCTATGTTTTCATAACTTGTATGACATTGTTTTTCAATTCCAGTATCAACAATAAACTCTTTGCTGTTTATAAAATTAGTAAAGGGTAGGTTTTCTATCTGATCAAAAATATCTAAAATGGGAAAATTCCAAGATGACCAAATTAATTTAATTTCACTTGCAGCACAGTATTGTTCTAACATATGTATTGCTCTCATTGAAAAAAATAAAGCAAACTCCATAGGCAGAATGTCATAGTAGTCATATGGAATTTTTAAGTATTGCGGTCTATCTGAAATCTTTTCATTTGTATATCTTTCTAAGTGAATACTTTCTATAAATTTATTTTTTTCTATATCTTTTGTAACACCAACAAGACCTTTTTTAGTAGGAACAATCATTCTAAATGGATCTGGGAAAAGGCAGACAATAGTTTTTGGGTTTCCAAATTCTTTAAAATAAGAAAACATTTGAAAAACTAATTCCTGTATGGATGCTCCAGGATGAGAAAGATTATGTACATTTTTGTTAGTCATTTTTTCTAAAATTTTAGGCCAAGAGGCATCGCTAGGAACACCTAGCCCGTAAGTATTAGAGCAACCAACAGCAAGTATTTCAGCAGCACCATCCCAATCTTTACACCTAAATCCAAAATTATTTGTTACATACTCAGTGTTTGCATCTACAACTATACCCGCTCTGGCCTTAAACCCAAACCTTTTAGAGTTTTTATCTAAATAGCCAAGAGGCATGTGCAAGTAGTTATTAACATAGTAGTCTGTATTTTCTTGATAGTCTGGGTGGTGCCTTCCACCATGGCTTCCACCATCAACCATCGCATATAGAGGATTCATTAATAAATATACCTATCTTTATTTTTTTTTCTAAAAATACTTTTTATTTTAAAAAAAACGGCATGGATGTAATACTTTGTTTTCATTATGCTATTATAGCACCTCTGGCAGGAATCGAACCTGCGACGCTTGGCTTAGAAGTCCAACGTTCTGTCCACTGAACTACAGAGGTTTAGTAGGCCTAGAAGGTAATGCTCCTTCTTCTCAGGATTAAAAGTCCTGAGCATCACTTTAATGCTTTAGGCCCACGGTACATCTGGTAGGACTTGAACCTACGGCTCTCTGCATATAAGGCAGGTACTCTAACCAACTGAGTTACAGATGTATAAAAATGTTTATAGGCTTCTTAAATTAAGTCTTCCATCATGAAAAGCACAAAGAAGATCTAAAGACATGTCTTTGTGATATTTTTCATAAAGTTCTGCTCTAGTGCCCATAAAACTGCTTTCTCTAAAGTTCCACTCTCCGCTCATTGCCTTGACTATTTCTTCTGAGATCTTATTATGCTTTTTCCCTAAAAATGCTGCATTGGATATCCAGTATCCAGATTCAGTTCCTGACAAAAGCCTGTTAAGCGAGTCTTCCGTTGACTCTGGCTGGTAGTTTGTTTCTGGATTCATTCCAAACTTATAAACTGGCGGAATACAAATCATTTCTTTATCAGTATTAGTTTCAATAATTTTATCTACAGGAAACAGGCACACAGAGTCCATATCTGCCCACAAACCACCATATTCATATACCATTACTTCTCTATAGACATCTGCCTTGCTAAGCATGTTTGGCTGTCTATCAAAGCATTCCAACAACTTATAGTTTGTTGATATTTTTTCTATTTCATTTCTAATTTGGCTATTGGGTATATATCTATATTCCCAATTTGGGTTCATTACTTTCCAGGTATCACTTGTTTTCTTGTAAAGTTCTGGCAGTTCATCATATTCCCATTGATGTGTTTGCCAAATTATTTTTTGAAACTCTTTCATGTAAACTCCTTTAATTTTATAAAATAAAACTTTGTACACCAGGTAGGACTTGAACCTACGAATAGCCGAATTATGAGTTCGGTGCCTTAACCAACTTGGCTACTGGTGCTAGACCCTACTTGATTAATATGCCTACAAGCATTCCGATAATAAAAGATCCAAAAGCAACAGTTGAGTAGTAATATCTTTTCATATGCTGTTTAATAATATAACGCTTTAAATCTTTTGATATATTTTTTAAATCATCTTCATTTACCATGATAAACTCCAGACCTATTTGGATATTGTGTTTATTACTCCAAGAAGTAGTTCTTCTCTTATTCTTTTTTGCTTTCGTTCAAACTTAGAAAGATGTGGTTTGCCTTGTACTCTCTTCTTGTTTTTGTCTGCTCTCTTAATTTTGTGCTGAGATACTTTTTCGTTTGACTGTTTCATTTTGACCCCTGATTTTCTGCTACGTTATCACATGGACAAATAATTGATTCTGGAAGTTCGTGTACTCTTGTTATGATCGTAATCATTGTTTCACAAGAGGCACACTTATAAATCTTTTTAACTCTCTTATTCATATTATAATCATACCATTCTCTATAGTGTAAGTCAATTCTTATTCCCATCCCAAGTTCCTATCTTTGTTGTAGGAATCTTATTATCTTCCCACAATCTTATCACGTTGGGATTATCATCTACTGCATGTGTAACATCCCAGAGTTGTGTAATCTTATCAAGTATATCTTTCTTTGCCTCATAGTCTGGTCTGTTGTCGTCATCTGCCCTCATAAACAAGCCGTGAGATCTAATATTATTTTTAGCAAGCCACATAGAAGTTAGACCACGATACTTTTCTTTGCGAGATGTTACAACTAATATAGAGTGCCCGTCACTAACAGAATTATTAAGCATTTCAACTACCTCTACATTTGGCAGGGCATCTATAGAAGCACCATGAAAGGCATCGTAGTCCCTATTAGAGCCACGAACATAGTGAAGGTAAGGATCTACATTGGCCAATGTTCCATCGACATCGTAGATGTGTGCTGTAGGCTTAATCTTGATTAACCTTGTATGTCATAATAAAGTAACATGCTACGTACCCTGCAATAAATGCTGGTACCAAAAAGAATAAACTAATCATTCAAAATCCACCTGTCTTTCAAATAAACTACTCATGTAATTGCCATCTCCTCTTGCAACCTTTGCTGCTGCAATACGCATACCTAAAGCATTTGTTACCGCAGTCTCAATAGGGATTAACTCTATAGCCTTTGCTATTTCTTCTCTTAGTGTCATTTCATCTATACTCATAACTCAAGTATACCTTAAGATGAACTAGTTGTCAAACAATATCTGATACTTGATGAGAACTAGGATAATGAGTAATTGACCCATCAGAAGATATTAAGAATTTTTCAAAGTTCCAGCCAATGTTTGTAACACCAGAATTTCCCTTTAAATAGTTATAGATTGGATGTGCGTTAGGACCATTGACCTCTACCTTTTGAGAAATAGGAAATGTTATTCCGTATACATTTGTACAGAATGTTTTAATTTCTTCTGTTGTTCCTGGCTCTTGGTTACCAAACTGATTACATGGGAAACCAATAACAACTACTGAATCGCTTTGTATTTTTTGTAAGTCCTCATATTGTTTTGTATAACCACAATGGCTTGCAGTATTAACTATTAATATGTTTTTACCCTTAAAACTTTCCAGTTTTATTTCATTGCCAGAGTTGTCAATAAATGACAAATCATATATACTCATGATTGCTTTCGCTTTCTGTTAGTTAGATAGAACTAGGTTAGGGTTAATGCGTGATCTTTCGCCAGCCATAAGTCTTTCAATATGGTCACGAATAACAGCATTCTCCTCATTGAATATGTACTCAGATCTATCTGGACCCATCTTTGCAAAGATTCCTTGTGCTGCAAGATCTTCCTTAAGGGTACGCTCTACATCCCAGTTTAGAGTTGTAGCAGGATAGTGCTTAACTACATAGCCATCTTTGTCAATTAGATACTTTTCAAAGTTAGCGTTCATCATAAATCCACCATCGTGCTGGTTTAAGTAGCGTGACTCGTAATCTGTTTTTTCAATAATACCTTTTTCAATTTTGTCTGCAGCAAGTGCTTCAATCTGACGAGAGATTTCTAAATAAAGTTCATGTCTTTCTCCAAATGGTTGACCATTTCCGTTAAGTCCTGGACCTTTTCCAAGCCATGGTGCTTCCAATGGAATTTCTGCTGGATTAGAAACAATCATTTCTGAGAATGGGAATGTAACACCATATACATCTTTTCCATAGTTCTTTGAATCAAGACCACATTCAATACCTTTTGACCACTTACCCTTTGTAATACTTGGGCCACAGAAGTCATTAGTAGGAATTGCTACAACAGTAAAGTCTTCTCCTGCCATATCTTCTTGGATCCACTCAATGGACTCCATTTGGCCAGCGTTACCACAACCCACGGTTGTGTTGATGAGCAAAACTGCTTTGCCCTTAAATTGTTGAAGAAAGTTTGGAGTGCCTTCGGCAGAGTCCAACTCAATGTCATATATAGATTTCATTTAATATACCTCCTAAAGGTTATAATGATATTATAACACTCTTTTAGCAGTCGTCTGCAGTGCTTTCTGGTGCAGACTCAATGTCTATAAACGAGTTTCCATACAGTGTGTGCCTTGAGTTAGGTCCAAGAACCTTGTTTACTCTATGCTTATACTTGTCTCCACCAGGAATTACGGCCAACATTCCAGACTTTGGCTTTATCTTAATTGGTAGGTTTCCAAACTCTAATTCACCGCCATCAAAGTCATCATTAAGATAAAGACTAAATGAGGCATTTATATTGCTTTCTGCTCCAGGATCTTCATGCCAGTACATTGCGAAGTCAATATCTTCTACAGCAACACCATACTCTGCTAAAGCAGATCCGTTTGCATTTTCTTTAATCTCTTCATCCGTCATATACTTAAATGTTTGCAGCGTAGCATGTCTTTTGTATGTTGGAGGTAAGACAGAATCAAGCCTGTCCCAAATTCCGTCGGGATCAGAAAAGACGGGAAGATCAATAACTTCTGAATCTTTGTTTGGAAAAACAATATTGCCAGTATCATCGTACTTAGGAACAATATTTAAAAATTTGTTTAAAATATTTGAGTATGGCGATCTCATAGTTGGGTACCATCCGTTAAGGTCATCTGTATGAGTTTTAAACCAGTCTAATTCTTCTTGTGTAAGAAAGTTTTCAATGATCCAAACCTTTTTATCTTCATCTAAGTATATTTTTTCCATACCTATATGATACCACAAATTTGTAGCCCCACAGGGACTTGAACCCTGTTCACCAAGATGAAAGCCTGGTATCCTAACCCATGGACGATGGGGCCAATTTTTATATATCCATTATATAGTATGTGCCCCATAGTTTATATGGTTTGTTTAAAATTACCCACATTTTCCCGTGGTATTTATAGCGCCAACCATTGTCACCATCTTCATCAAGACACATAGCCTTAAACAAATGGTTACCAGCAAATCCACCACATATATTTCCAATAAATCTCAGTGGAACTATCTTAGTCTTTTGATGCTTTATCATCTTTTTCCCAAACCTTCTTTCCATCTTTGTAAACAGGCCAATAGCCCAAGGCTCTCCAGTCCATCTTCGTAATCTTAGGCTCTCTTGGCACACCACACCTTGTAATCACTCATAGTTTGATGAGTATCCCAGTAGTTAATGTTTTCTTTGTCCCTACCGCAGGTTTTACAGATCATACTACATCATTCATACTAACTTTAATAGATAGTTCCTGCATGGCTATATCAAAAACCTGTTTTTCATCAAGGTCTGAGTAAGCCTGAGTTGTCCAAATAACCTGAGAAGTTTGTCCAGTAGGCTTATGCACTACATCTACGGTCCAGGTTTGCATTACTTCTCGCAAGCAATTCCGTCTTTGTCACGATCCTTCTTCTTGTTAGCCTCATAGATTGCCTTGTTTACATCATGCTTTGAGGCTCTTGGCTTACCCTTAACCATGTTCTGAGCACCTTCAAGTCCTACTCCATACTTATAAACCTTGTTTACTGCTTTGCAATCAGCAAAGATTTCTGATGCATTAGATGGGGTAGCAAGGGCAACTGATAGTCCAATAATAGCGATTGATGCGATTGTCTTTTTCATTTTTATCCTTTTGTAGTAGTTATATTATAAGTATACACTTTGCGAGGGGATAAGTCAAGTCTACTGTCTATGCCGTTTCTTATTACCAAACTTAGATTTAACATCAGCCTTAGCCTGATTAACTATGGCGTTCGTAATGTCTTCTAAATTAAACTCTTCTTCAGTATCCATTAGTCAATCCTATCTAAATCTTCAAGGCTATTAATACCATAAAGATTAATCATTTCTTCAACAGTAAACTCTAAGTCAAACTCTGCTTCGTTCATCTAAACAACTCCACTCCTATATACCACTTTAAAAAGTATACACCCAACTCCCACTCATTGGCAACAGGATATCCCCAATTGTATAGATAAAACCCAATAGAGTAGCCAGCAGTCTGTGTACCACGGTTAACCTTAATTCTCATCAGTATCCTCCAAGGCATTCATTGCGGGTATGAAACAATCTAATCTTTGTCATAATTTTGCGGGAGGGAGCATAAAGATCATCCTTACAAGCAATACACCTATAAGACCACTCCCCAGTAAAAAAGTCATGCACATAACCTTTAGCGTTGGCATACTTCTTGGCTACAAAGGTTTGAAATGGATCAGGTATCTCCATGTTAATCATTGCGTGACCAGACTAAACGAAGGAACTTGCTCCAAGAGTGTTTGTCTAATGATAAGTCTTTCCATCTAATGTATGACTTAACTCCAACTACACCATATAGGATAGCACCAAGGATAAAGCCATACTGCTTTGTAATTAGAGCATAGGCTGTCCACATAAACTCATTAAATATAAACCAGAGCCATCCCCATCGTTTTTTACGACCAATGGTAAACATGGCAGCAGCACCACTCAATACAAGTATGTATGAGGCATAGTTGTTAATCCATTGTTCCATATATTCAGTATACCTTAAAGTAGGTGTTTAGTCAACTTGCTTGCCCTTGGTTTTTACCCAAGTGCCTATTTTGTTTGTGTTTACTTTTTCTCTTAATATTTCTGCAAAGTCAGTAATTATTTCAGATCCAAGATACTCTTCGCCTGTTTCTAAATCAGTTAGTTTCCATTTTTCAGGGGCTTTGGTGTGAATAATTAAATCAACTGGCTTATCAAATGAATCAACTTCTGATCCATCCTTAAGTATTCTTTTACTCATTTATGATGAAAGACTCATAGATAGGTGATGGAAACAAACATCGGCAACTATAAAGTCGGCGTGATCTACAACGACATCGTAATGAGTTGCCTCTTTATCGCAAAAAAAGCACTTATGTTTTTCCATATATTAATTATATCATGTTTT